GCATAACGCTCCTGGTACCCAAAGACATCGTCGTCTGCTGCCGTCCCCTGTGCATATATCTCCTTGTTCAAAATCGACTGCTCCCCTAGATGGGCGAGCGCGGGCCAGAAAAAATCAAACCTGGTCGATCTACTGAACATCTTCTCGAGTCCCTGCTGATAATTCAGGTCCGCCCTACAACTGACAATTCCCAAAATGATCGAATGCTCCGTAAAGCTCTTATGGAACCCTCTCCCATCAATCGCCCCTGTACCAAACGCCGCCAAATTCGCCTGCGGCGTTCCTCCGGTCTCACTTACCTGGGCAACAGGATGCTGAGCAATCCTGCTACTACCGCCGCCCAAGTACTCTGGTCGCTGCAACCTTGCATCAGGAGAAACCACACCAAAATGAGAACGCACAATCTCCGTATAACGTGTGCCACCTCTTGCGTCCCTCTCGTACAACCTCTGAAGCTGAAAGGCTTCTCGCAACTCATTAATTGTCGCCGCTGTCGCTGACGACAAATCTGCTGTCAATCCAGTTGCATCCAGCTGCGGATCGACCCACTCCAACTCCGAATTGCTTCCGGCCGGAGTGACACCAAACAAAACATTCTGCGAACCCGATAGGTAGTCCAAGGCGTTCGCAACAGTTGCTCCACCAGCTCCCCGAAAGGTCGGAGGGCTTCCAGCTCCCGTAATCGCGCCAGTAATAGGCGCACTCGCGCCCAACGGCAGCTCTACGGGCGTACCCTTCTGCACAAAAGGAAGTGCCGACGTAAAATAATCATGGCGCTTCCCTCGTCTCGCTGGAAACCAAATGTCTACCGGATCATCGGGTCCGTCTCCTCTGCTGAATGGCAGCTTGTCGACCAGGTCCTCCGACCGATACCACTCATTGAAAATCAACGCGTAGGCTCTGTGAAACAACGCCGAATGCGTCAAATCGGGAACGCCTGGGGGAATACCCAGGAAGTCCGCAACCGTCCCCGCTAAATGGCCAGTGGTCGGCGCTGACGTCATTTCGGGAATCACATAACTAAAAACATCCCGATCGCCTGGGGCGTTCTCCTCTCCCATGAAATAAATAAAATTGTCCCAAAGCAGCCGTAGCGGTACCGCGAAAAAATGGACATCCAAATATAGATTGTCCATCAACGGTGCCACCGTCGGCTGCAACCTCGCAAACGATGACATCTTCATGGTCATCGTATCTCCGGGCAACGCCTCGTCCGCAAAACAAGGAATCAATAGGCCCGGATCGAACGCGGTCGTGTGTCCAAAGGACCGATCAAACGCCGAGCGCGGGATCTCCGCCTTCGGCAAGGCCGCAAAGTTATGCGCCTGCTGATCTACGTGCAGTCCGTAGCTGCGTCCCGTCCGTTCACCCTTCATCACTCACCCCCGCGCCGTTCCCGGCTTGCCTTACTCGTTCCACTCGGCCGACATCAATCCCTCGGATAACCACCTGGCTGTCCTCGGCCGGTCGGATCTCTCCATCTTCATCGTCCCACTCGCCAACCATCACCAGGACGAAATCCTCTGGACACTTCGCGGGGAGTGTCTCTCCCTCGCGCACCATCAAAATAAACGCTCTCTTCGCGACCTCGTCGTTCTCCAGAAATTGCGGCGTCCCATAAACACGCGCCTTCATATCCAACAGCGAATAAATCTTCATAGCTTCCTACTCCTTAATGCGAGCTGACTCGCTAAAACCAATTCACGATTTCTTGAACGATCTTCACGATCTCTTGGAGATACTCCACTAACCGTTCCAGCAAACCTGGATCTACGTTCGGCAGCGATCCGCTGATATCTTCGCTCATCTTCTTCCTCTAGCTTCTTGTCGTAAAACTTCGGGGGTCGGAACTTCCGCCCCTTAGAAACTACAAAATCCTCCGAGTAAACATCTTCCTTGAATCGATCAAACCACTGCGTACCTATCCCTGGTCGCCTGGACATAGTTGCATACTCTGGTCTTACACTCCAAATCTCTCCGGTTCTCTGATCGCTCCTTTCATAATGCTCTTCGGCCTTCTTCCCTGTCACCTTCTTGACACAATATCCTGCGACATAAGCTGCTGAATCAAAATCTACCTCGCCCAAGATGTGCAAACCCTTATTCCAAACCTCGCCTAACACTTCCGACACGTAGTAAGTGAAACCGTCTTCTTGCTTCGCAACCTCCCGCGTCCCGCTGAAATCGTGTCCGAACAAAATCGCGTGGTAATGCGGTCGTCCAAACCGCTCGCCATACTCGCCACAATGGAAGAATCGAAAGCTTCCGATCCTCTTCCGCAAACGCTTCGCAAACAATTGCCAGTCGCGGACTCGTAATGAACCATCCTCCGGCAGGTTCTCATCATCATATGTCAACGTTAAAAAGCTATTCTCATCATGCAGCGAAGCTTCGTGCATGATCCTGATCGCCCAGTCCCGCTTCCTCCGTAGTCGGCAGTCCAAACACTGCCCACACGGCACCTGGACGGGCTGATCCCGGTACGCCTTCTTGGCGTCAAAGGTAAGTCCCTCGCCGTCAATCGAGCGCCACCCATCCAGGGGCCTTGTGCAAGGCATTAATCAAAGCCGCCACCCACCACGGGCTGGCCGCGCCTGGTGGTTCTTAGCCTTCGTCCTGGCTCCACTCCGAAATCGCGCGTTCGAGCTCCCCTTCGACATTTTCCGTCTCTTCATGATCCTCTCCATGTACGTTTGTCTGTACGTTAAAAAAAGACATACATCCCGGGGCCAATATGCCCCAGCACAGTACTCCTCTTGATGTAACTGTGCTGACTGACACCAACTCAGTCACTCTGTGGTTTCCACTACAGGAGCCTCGGGCTCTGAAACCACCTCTTCCTCGTCACCTTCTCGCTTAAAACCCGGGTCCAGGCCCGCGTCAATGAGCATCTGCGAGCCGTCCTCTGTCGCCAACATCTGCAGGAGCCTGACCGGGTTATTCTCGGCCATGGCGCGAACCTCGGCAGGCAAACGCCTGAACGAGTACATGGCATCGTCCACGCCATCCAAAGCCTCTTGCAATGTTGCGCTCCGAGAGAAATCCCCGTACTGCGGGGCCTTCCCATTGAGGTGCGATACCACTCCCGATTTTCGGTGCTTCCGAACAATCGCGTTCACATCCACCATGTCCCGTTCTGCCTGTTTCGTCCTGCTCACCTCTCCCGTAAAATCAATCGCGCCGCGTTCTTCCGGCGGTAGCCGGTCACTGTATTTCGTCCTCATTTCTTCTTGTCCTTTCCGCCTCGGCGGTTTTCCCAATACGGGTCCTTTATGTGCATCTGCGGTCCGCGGCCTTTCTTGTCCGGGACCGTTCCACCCTTCAACTTCCGCAAAACTTCCTTGCCGTAATCACCAATGATCTTCTCCATGCCCTTCAACTCGTTTGAGATCTCGGCGCCTGTCTGTCCCGACTTCACCTGGTCGAGCAACACTCGTACCCCGCTCAACGCCTCATTCCACAGACTTTCTTCGGTCTGCTTCCTCGGCAACCCTGCGATCACGGCCTTCGTGTTCGCTTCGTTCAATTCCTTCATGGACAACTGATTTGCCGCCCCGGCTCTAGCTGCCGCCGCCTGGGCGCTCATCATTTCCTTTTGCGCACTCGTTCGTATTGCTTCAATCCCTACGTTCTGCCGGCTCTTTGGTCCGGTCAACGCGCCAGCTCCCCCTGATAAACCTCCGCCAACTGCGAGCATCGGATTTAATCCAGCTCGCTTCAACGATTCGACCATCCATGGGTATTTGTGGAGGGCCATCTTCTTCGCATATCGGTAGTTCTGAGATCGGTCTAGGAAATCCATCCCGACATCAAGGCCCATCCCTAGCAACGCACCTCCCGCTGCGGCAGCCATTAGAAATGATCCACGAAGCCAGGCACCGAATAAGTCGGCATCGGCCTCACACATCGATACTCAAAAGCTGCGTCGAACAAGATCGACGGTTCCGTAGGAACTGCGACCACTCTCGCCACTGGCGGGTTCTCTGCAATGAACGTGTCGTTCAATACTGGCAGACTCGTAAACTCCTGCCCCAGGTGCCAAATATCCAAAGCGTTCACGTATGTGCTTCGCATGAACCCAGAGGTTCTGGAAGGCTTATACCTGTATTCCGCATAACGCTCCTGGTACCCAAAGACATCGTCGTCTGCTGCCGTCCCCTGTGCATATATCTCCTTGTTCAAAATCGA